CTTCGGCAAAGTTGCCTTGTCCGATAGCTTCTCGCGCTTGCTTTTCCAACTGCCCGCCAGGGTCGAGGCGATCTTTGCGTTCAGCTTCTTTTGCGTCGGCGAGGATCTTTGCACCGAGGCCGAGCTGCTTCATCAGCTCCTTTGTGATTTCCTTTTTGACTGCTAGCTCGTCCTTATTTTTGGCAATCACGCCGTCGATAATGTTTTGGCGTGCTTTGTTGGCATTAGCCATGGCCTCGTCGAGACTCAGCCCCTTCTCTTTTGACGCTTGCAGTTCAAGGTGAAAGGCTTTCATTGCTTCCAGCGCGGCCAGCTCCTCCTTGTTGCCCTTGCGCTTGGCCGAGGCGATATCTGCATCGAGCTCTTTGATGCGCTGTTCATGCGTTAGGCGGTCTTTCACAATCTTGACGCTCATCTCCTCGACGGTCAGCTTGTTAGCGGCGGATGCAGCAGCATCGGCAGCGGCAATAGCCTCCATTTTTTTCAGCTCGTTTCGGTGCTCTTGCAGTTTGACCTCCATCGCCGATGTATCGATGAGCTGCTTGCTGCTGCTGAGTGCCTCGTCATAGGCTTTGCTTGCCTCTTGCCCAGCCAGCTTGAAGTCACCGCCGATCTGGCCGATGGAGTTGCTGATTTTGTTTTTAGAGTCGGTGATACCTTTGTCGATGCTTTCGATGGCGCCGTCAAAGCCGGTGGATATGCCTTCAATGCCATTTAGCACCGAATCAAGAATCGGGTTGATCTTGCGAGCAACATTGATCAGTGGCGTATCGAACATGCCGGTCAACACCGTGGCGATGGTCTTGACGCCCTCGATCATTGCACGGGAAAACTTAGCTGAAAGAATGTCGAACTGTGCGGTAATGATAGTGTAAATCCCGCTGCCCGGTCCGAACGCCGCCAGCAAGAACGCGCCGGACGCTTGGATGGTTGCCATCGCGTTCGCATAGATTGAGTTGAGCGAGTCGGCGGCTTGCAGCTTAATGCTTTCAAATGCGATCTTGAACGCCAGCCCGAACTCACCGAGCTTGATGGCGCTGAGTGCGTCGGTAAATCCGCCCATCGCGTTTGATGCGCCGGTTAGAATCTCGCCCAGCTTCATGCCTGCCCCTGCCGCATCGAATCGAGTCATCAGGTCGGTGGCTAGCTCCAACGCTGGCGCGATCTTTGCAAGTAATCCGGCAGCGAACTCAAGGAACTTACCCTTTGCGACTGTGATGTTGTCTGAGATGTTGTCGAAAGCCTCAGAGTTCAAATCCAAAACTTTCGGCATACTGCCCAGCTGGCCTTTAGCGGTTTCAATTCCGCCTGAAAAATCTTTCATCAGCGGTAAAAGTAATCCACCTGACTTGCCAAATATCTGTATCGCTAGCGCAGCCCTTGTTCCATCATCGCTCACGCCGTTGAGCCTGTCGGCCAGAATTGCCATTTGCTCGGTAGGTGTCTTGCCCGCCATGTCGGCCATTGTCAGGCCGAGGCGACCCAGCACCTCGGTTTGCTTTTCACCGCCCTGAGCAGCGTCATCCATGAACTTCTGGAGCTTGTTGATCGACGGGCCGACCTTGTCCGCACCGGCTCCCGTGTTGTCGAACGCACGGCGCAGGATCATCAGGTTGCCCGCTGTCTCGCCAGTGCGTACGCTTAGGTCTGCCATCGTGCCGCCGAGGTCGAGCGCGTCCTTGAACGTGCCAAGCGTGCCGCTGATCGCGGCTGCCGCTGCCTTGATCGCACCGAAGCCGATTGCCAGCGCAGCCCCTGCCTTGACCATCGAGCCGAACGATGCCTTTACCGAGGTCGAAGTTTTTGCGACCGAGTCATCCATGCTCTTGACCGAGGTCTTGACCTTGGAAACGGTCGAGGTGAACCCTGCATCGGTGGCTGAAAACTTTACGTCGAGGCTCATAATAATTTCGCAAATGCGTTGTCTATTAGGGCGCGGGAGTCAAACGGCGTTGCATCGTTGCGGTAGGTGCGCTGGTGACCGGCTGCGTATGAGTCGCAGTCGAGGATCTGCAAGCCTGCCGCAATCGGTAGCTCCTCCATAATTTCAGCGTAGCCCCAGCCGGTTATGCTCGCTATGCGCCAGGCATAGCTCGCAAGCCAGTTGGGGATGGCTAGTTTTTTCTCGCTGCTCCGGCGGTGGCAATGCCTCCAGCCTCCTGCACCGCGCTGGATGACGCGGCAAGGTAGGCGTTCATCGCCTCGCTCATCAGGTCGCTGTAAGGCGAGAGCTGGGCATGGTGCGGGAAGTTGGCCTCGATCCAATCGTCCACCGCGTCGAGGAACGCTGCACGGTCATTGACCACGGCGCGGATCACTTCGCGCGGCTGGCTGTGGAGATAGACGAAGGCCGCGGTCTTTTGCATCGAATCGCCGGTATCGCCGAACACGTCGTTGCGTTGCAGCCATGACAAGCTCAAGGCCGTCATGGGGCGGATCGTAATGCCGCTGATGTTCTTGTTGCCTTCGGTCATGCCCTGCTCGCGCAGTGCCTCGTCGTCTGTCATTAGTTCTATGCTCATATTTTTGTAATTAAATCATCTCGGCAATTTGCCGTTTTGTCTCCTCGCTGGCGTTCGCGCTGATGGCGATCTTTTGCCCGTCCTTCTCGATCACGACCATCTTCGGCGTGTTGTGGATGTCGGCGATCAGCTCGTCGCGGTTGTTTGCATAGCAGCGCAAGTAGTTGACGATGTGCTCAGGCTCCTTGCGGGCAAGTGCCTCGCCGCCTTTTGTCATGCCGTGGAAAACGTCACTGGCTTTAAGCCCTTCTGCATTTGTGCCGGCGAACCAGAAAACGATGCTGTCTTTTCCGTCTGCACGGGTCAGGGAGCTGATCGTAATCTTCTCGAATCCGAGCGTCAGAAGCGCGGTGGCGGTCTTAAGATTCGTCGTGTGGAAAAGTTCTGTCCTGTTTGTCATATTTATTTGGCACCCATTAGCCGGGGTGCCAACGGCTGTGAGGGTTAGGCTTCGGTCATCGTGGACGCGTATTGCGTTGCCGAGACTGAGATGCGCTTGAACTCGCCCTGGGCAGTGGACTCGTTGACCGAATCGACGATAATCGTGCCGCCGCTCAGGCCGCTTGTGTCGGTGTCGTTCGCAAGGGTGAGCAGGGCAGCCACGTCATAAGTGGCAGTGCCGTTGATGAAGCCATCAAGCGTGATGGCTGCGGTCAGGCCGGAATAGGCGACGGCGACAACATCGTTGTCCGCATCGCGCACTTCGGTTTTCACCGAGCTGACGTTGCGGGAGAAAGAGGTGAGGATGATGTTCGTCTCGTTGACGATACCATACTCAAGATCAGCGGCGGTGGATGCGGTGTAAACTGTGGCGGCCATAAGTTTGAAAGTTCAAACTTGGCGGCATGTCAAATCACGGCGGGTCGTTCTGCGCCTGCGGGTCGAATCGAGAGCAGAGGGTTTCGATGGAAAACGACACCTCAAGGATGCTTTCATCCCACTCCTGCACGCTGCCGGAATACGTCCACGCATAGACTTTAACAAGGTCGCTGGTCGCGGCTTTCATAAAACTGACATCGGTCAGGATGGTCTCGATCTGGTCAATCCATCCGTCGATGTCCTCGTCATCACCGGCATGGACTCGCAGGGTCGCAGTCAGCTCGATTCTCTCGACGGTCTGGAGTGCCTCGCTGTGTGCGGCGGCAGATGTCACGTCCACGGCCAGCAGCGGCAAGGCCAGCTCGCTGCGCTGCTTTGCGTCAACTACGCTGATTGATTCGTCCGGCTTGTTTTCTTCAAGGATGGCGATCAGGGAGAGTTTGATTCGTTGGGAGGTAGTCATTGCAGTTGCCGGTTGGCTTTCTCGATGGTCTTAGCGGTTGTAATCGTCATCCATTTCAGGCCGTTCTTCATGCCCTCGGCAGCAGCTTTTGCCACGTCCTCGGTGTATTGGATTTTTTTGATGTAGGTCACCTTGTTGGAAATCGTAACGGCAGTTTGTAGGCCGGTGCCGGACACTGTTTTATCTCCTCGTGCATCAGGCAGGTGGCGAAGAATAGTCGAATCCAGCCCGCTCATCTTTGGCTTGCCGAGGTCATTGGAAATCTTGACCCAAGCGGCTTTTGCTCGTCCGACCTTTTCCATAGCGATCTTCTTGTAGGTGTTGCGGTCAGATACTGGAATCAACGAGAGCCATTTCTTGTTCGACGCTTTCAACTCAAAGAAAGGCACTTTGCCATTTTTTCTTGCTGCAAGGTGAGCATCTCGCATGTTGTTTGTCGCAGGGAACGCGCCCAAGTTTGTACCAAACCATGCCCGATCAACTTGTTCAGCAACGCTCTTTTCAAATTTTGCGAGCTTTCCACCTTTAAGTCCGTAGGGCTGCACGGTCGAGGCGAGACGCTTGCACGCTGACTTTGCAATGCGTGTCATGCCTTCCTCGGCGGTCTTGCCAGTCGCGGCCACAAAATCAGATAAAGTTTTTTCAAACTTGGCGACCGTCGCCCTGTCCATTTCGATCTTCGTGTCCACGATCTAGGCGCGGAGTCAAAATCACCGCGCATCACCGGCACTCGCCAGCGTGAACGTGATGGCCACGTTGCCGACTGCCACCTCTGCCACGCGGAACGGGTCGCCGTCGATGGTGCAGCGTTTTTGGAGGAGTGTAATCGGGCTGGTCACTGCGCCTGGCTGCGCGACCACGGTCGCTTGCAGGTCGCTTTCCAGCCCACCCAGTGCGCCTTCGTAGCTTTTCCGCGCATCGTTAAACACGACCGCGAACGTCTGCCCGGCACAGACCATTGTGCGCGTGCCGATCAGGTCGTCCGTCTCGGTGTGTCCAGCGTTCAGGAAGTCGTCAATGCCGCTCATGCTATGGGGTTGGGTGTCAACTCGGCTCCGGCGCGGCGGTGGTCGCTGCGTCGTGGTTGTAGAAATGCAGGATCTTTGGAATGTGAACGGTCGTCTCGGCCATCCGGCGGGCTTGCAGACACCATGTTAGATCCTCGCCGTAGTTTGTCTCGCCGAATTGGCAATGCGCCACTCTGGATCTGCGCCATGCATTGACGTGCCACGCATCTCGGATCGTGATGCCGCCTGGATTAAAATACTGATCGCCTTGCCGCAGTTGGAAATCGACCACGCTTTTTTTGCCGTTGTAGGTCGCCGCCTGCATAAACGTAATCACGTCGGCACCGCTGGCTGCGGCAGTCAGCAGCTCCTCGACGTAGCCATCTGCGATGTCGTCATCATCATCGACGAACGCGATGTATTGCCCCCGCGCGATGTCGAGCAGTGCCTGCCGCTTCGCGCCGATGCTGCGCTTGCGGTTGTCACTGAGGATCAGGTGCTCGACGGCTTGCCCGCCGATCTGCTTTGCGATCTTGTCCGCTAGGACATACATGCACTTGGTGCGCCTTTCCGGTATCGTCGGGGTCAGTATTGATAGGATCATGTGTTTTGTTTTTTCTGAAAATTGCGTCGTAGTTGTTTCGGTATGCCGGTGCATCGCCCAGCCGGTGCCAGTCGCCTTTGTGACTCATAGCTTGAGTTTTTCGTAGGTTGCCAGCCCGGCTTCGTAGTTTGCCGGCGCGTTGCTGCGGGCATACGTCTCATCCATCTCTGCAAGTCCGAACGCCGGGTGCATGTGCTCAATCATGATGTCTGACTCGATCACCACGCCGTCGGCGTATGCGCGGTCGGTAAAGTGATTGTCGCTGAACATGCTTGTAAACTCAGGGTGAAAGAGATATCCTTGGTTCTCGTAGCGGGCGCGGTTGAGGATCGCCATGCAAAGTAGGTTGTCGGTGCGGTGTCCGTCGCTGATTGCTAAAACCGCCGGGCTTGGGTATTTGATGCCGGCGAACTTGGCAAGGATGAGCTTGTCCCAGTGCATCGGTGGATCCCAGTCGTCACTGAGTTGGATGAGGATCTCGCCCTTGGAAAATCTAGCCGCTTCGTTCCATGCAGCGACCGGCCCAGCACCCGGGTTGATGACGTGTCGGCAGGTGATGAATGGCCCGATTGTCTCATCGTCGGGATCTAGCGCGAAGATGTGCTCAATTGAGTCAGGGTCTGCTGCCCTGTCGAGCCATGTCGCCCGTGCCTTGTAGGCCATCGCTGGCCTGCCGCGGGTGGCGTGGAGCAGGCTAATCTTGGCGCCGTGCCGTGCGAAATGGTTCGCCTCGATGACATCGGCCTCCTCGTAACGGTCGTTCGCCCGCAAGCACATGCCGCGCACCTGCACGCCCTGCCAGCCGTAGAACTTCTTGCGGCTGTTCCACCACCACGCGGCAGGCTGCGGCAGGCAGTTCATCACCTCAGACCAGCTAAGCGCGAGCGGGAACTGGTTGGCCTTGAGTGCCTCCATCGCCAGCTCGGCGTAGGCTTCGCGGCGGTCGGGTGAAACGGCGATGGCTTGCAGGTAGAGCTGCGAGCGGGTGGCTGCGTCCGGCACCATCTGACCCATGACGAGAAACGCCTCGTAGCGCTCAGGCTGCCCTGCGTCGGGTGCCATGCAGAGCTTGGCCGCAGTTGCGCTCGCCTCCTCAATCTGGCCGAGCGCACGCTCGCTCTGCATCGTGTAAAATAGCTGGCTGCTTGTGATCTCGTCCTCCGGGATCGAGCGCAGGATCCGCAGGTTCCGCTCGTCGCTGGTGGCCTTGCGCTTGCCGTGGGGGAGGTGGAGTATCTGAACCTTGTCGAATCGAGCCATAGGAACGTCAGGGGCGAACTTGAGCGATTCATGGATGGGATTGTGCCACCGCGCTGCCCCTCGCCTCCAGAGGCGTTCTCGGTGCAATGTGATGCCATCGTCTGGGACGGCGTAGGGCATGAGAACGCCTTGGATGTCGTCACCGAGCTGCGGCAGCATCTTGCGGATCATTGCGCAGTCCTCCGGCGTGATGGTGTCGTCGGTATCGGCCCACATCAGCCAGTCGCCGGTGGCCAGGTCGAGGGCAGCGTTCCGAGCTGCTGCGAAGTCATCGACGTGCGGCCATTTTGCAACTTCGCTTGCCCGTTTCCATTCCTTGTCGGAAACGCCTCTGGAAAGAGTGTTGTTCCGATACTCGCCGATGATGCAGCCGCGAGCTTTCGCGATTGCCAGCGTGTCGTCCGGCTTCTGGTTGCCGCACGCCCGCACCACGATAATCTCGTCGGCGATCTTCTCGAAGTGATCGAGGAAGCGGGTGATGTAGTTCTCGGCGTTGCCGGTGATGACGCAAAGGCTCAGTTTGTTTTTCATATCTGGAGGCGATGTAATGCGGTCGGGGTGGCGCTTGCAAGGGGAATTATTCCATCTGGCTCAGGATCGCGTAAAGCTCCTTGCGGGTGAACTCGACGCCATTGATGATTGCCCGGTGGCCGCGAATCTTCCACGGCCTGTCCACTGCTTCCTTCTTGTCGCTGGCGCGGTGGGATGCCTGCTGCACGAGAAACGCTTTCTGCTCGCCCTCGGTGCGGATGCGTCCAGGTGCAAAGACCTGCGCGGCCTGCTCCTTGGTCATGTCCTTGGCCTTGACCAGCAGAACGTCCGTGCCGTCGGCAGTGTGGACGATTACCGGCACCGGCTCCTCGATGTATCGCTCTTGCAGCGAGAACGGCAGCTTCTGCAGCTTGGCGAACCCCGGCGAGGCGGTCAGCAAGAGCTGCGGGTGTAACGTCTTGCGCCCCATCTGCTCGAACCGTCCGAGGATGCCAGCGTTGATCTGCGGGCATTGCTGGATGATGTAGTCGTAAACGTAGGGGTCTTGCTCGACCATCTGGACGAGGATTTCCCCTGCGGTGATCCACTCCTCCACGCCACGGCGGAAGTGAGTGATGAATGCGTCAATTTGTGTCTTTTGGTTTGTCAGTGTTGTTGTCATGTTGTTTTGTTGTTGTTGGAGATTGCTTCGGAAATCTGTTGTGCGGCTCCGGCCATCACGAAGAACTGGTCTGCCGCTGCTTGCTGGCAGGTTTTTTGAAGAGACTTTTTGTTTTGCTTCAAGATTTTCTCACGGTTGGCTTCGTAATTCTTGCGTTGTTTCTCCCTAATTTTTTCAAGGTTGGCTTCGTAATATTTACGGTGATACTCAGCAAACTTATCACGGTTGGCTTCATAATACTTGCGGTTTGTCTCCGCCCTTTTCTCAGCTTTGGCTGCACGATACTTGCGGTCTCTCTCCGCAATCTTCTCAGCGTTGGCTTTCCTCCACTTGCGTTGTTGTTCCGCAAACTTCTCAGGGTTTGATTCACGCCACTTGCGTTCTATCTCTGCAACCTTCTTTTTCCAAGCCTCCTGCTGCTCGGGTGTCCATGTGTTGAATGCTTTTGGCTTCGCCATGCGGGAAAACTAGGCAATGCCCAGTCCCCTGTAAAGACCTTTTTTCCCACAAAAAAACCGCCAGCCCCTTGCGAGACTGACGGTTGAGACACAACCTACTGAGATTATGGGATGGTGACCAGGGCGAGACCGAGGGTCAGTGCAGGAGTAAATCCGAACAAGCACTCGAAGTTAGCGAAGTGCTTACCTGTCGAGGTGTTGTAGTGGCGGCGATAGCCCATCGTGATGCCGTTGCTTGCGGTAACTTGCTCGGCGGCGAGATACTCACCGGCGGCTTGTGGCTCAAGGTAGCGCATTGCGATTGCGATGGAGTCAGGATGTGCAACAAATCCGCCGAGCTTTGTGAGAGCATTGGCTGGGATGATGTTGGACTCATAGATATCCATACCAAGCAGGCGTGGGATCTGACCGTCGCGCACCGCTTCGGCACCGCCGTAATTGAGTGCTTGTGCAACACCAGACGAAGTGAGCAGGCCGGTGTAAATCTCGCTGTCGGATATGAAGCTGAGGCGATCGGTCGGCACGTTGCGCTGGGCAAGTGCTTTGCGAAGTGCGCCCATCTGAGCGATGGTGTAATTCGCGCCGGCGGTCGTGAGGATCGCAGCACCGAAGTTTGCGACCGTGATCGCAGACCAGATGTCGGTGAGAACGATGCGAGCAAGTGACTCACCTGCTTGGATAGCCAGATTGTCCATCACAGCTGCGGAGCTGTTGGAAACTTGAACGTCAGTCAGGTCAATCGACGCGATGCGGTGATTGGTGACGTTGACCGTTGCGAAGGTGATTGCACCGCCGCCTACTTCGTAAGAGTTGTTGAAGGTGGTTGCAGTGATGCCGCTGATGAGCGGCACGATGACAGCATCACCCTTGCGTCGAGCGTCTCCGCTGAAGTCACGAGTGAATGCGTTGAGGGGGGCGAGCTTTGCCACGAACGCCTGAAGGGCGATCTGGGTAAAGATTTTGTCGTTGAGTGCGATAGTTGCCATAATGGTTCGTTAGTTGAGAGTTAAAATTGGTTAGACTGCGTAGCGGTTTTTGTCGGAGAGGATCTCTGCTTTGTGCAGGGCGAAGTATTCGGCAGCCTCGGCTGGGTTCATGGAAGCCATGGCCTTGAGGTGGCTGACGGGTGGCTCGCCGTTGTCGCCGGTAAGTGCGACAGGAGCGGGGTGGCCGGTGCTGGCAAGTAGCTCGGCAGCGCGTGCGCTGACCTTTTCGTCAGAAACTTCGGCTTCTTTTTCTGACTCGGCGACCTTGGTTTCCAGCTCTTCGGCTTTCTTCTCAAGCTCCTCGACTTTCTCAGTCACCTCGGCGGTCTTCTCTTGCTCGGCGGCAAGCTCGGCGCGGAGCTGCGTGATTGTCTCGGCATGGCCGCTCAGTTCTTCGATGAGTGCGTGGGCTGTGGTCAGGTCGGCACGAAGGGAATCGTTTTCAGCGATGGCCGCTTCGATCTTGAGTGCTTCGTCATTGCCCGGAAATAGTTTAGAGAGTATGCTCATGCCCTTGGCTGGCTTGTCAAATTGCACGATCTCATCCGCAAACTTGCGATCCATGGCTTCGGCTGCGCCCATCCATGTTTCGGCTTTCATCAGCTCGCGCATTTCGTCGGGATCGCCGCCGGTGCGCTTGGCATAGATGCCTGCAATTTCGATGGATATTTCCTCCAGCAATTTAGCGGCGCGGGCGTGCGTGGCTGCATCACCGGCGACTGCTTGGCTGGCTTCGTGAATCATAATGCGCCCGCCCTCGACGATGCGCACTTTGTTGGCTGCCATCAGGATGACGCTGCCCATGCTGGCTGCCAGCGTGTTGACAGTGGCGATGATCTCGACGCCGCGTCCGCGCATCTGCATGAGCGAGTTGTAGACGCGGTAGCCATCAAGCACCGATCCGCCTGGCGAATTGATCTCGATCTCCAGCGTCTCAAGTGCCTCGTCGGCGGAACATTGTAGGGTGCCGACCGTCATGTTTTCGGCGACGGCCTTCTGACCGTAGCTGCGCTCGATGTCAGCGATCAGGTCATCTGCGCTCCATGGTGTGACTGCATCATTCAGCCGCACCTTGGCGACACGGTTTTCGATTGTGAGGAGTTTCATTCTGCTGTTGGTTTCGGTGTCAAGTTGTGACTTGCGAGCACGCGCCCATGATGCGCCGGGGTCGCCGCCCCAGAGAGCCCACGCGATGCGTCCGGCTGATGGGTAGCCATCCTCGCCTGGTGAAAATCCTTTGCCTTCCTTGTCCACTTCGTGCCGTGCGAAGTAGCTGACCATGCGCCCGATGGTTTCCGGCGATAGGTTCGTCCGGTTGCTGATGTCCCTGGCGCGTGCCACGCCAACCTCGGTGCCGCCTCGGTTAAATTCAGCACGCCACTCCAACCCGAGCTTTGCCTCGGCGGCCATGGCCTCAGTTGGTTTGAGATTGATCGCCATTGGGTGCCATTTCGTTAGGCGTAAGCATGGACATTTCGCGGTCGTCAATAGTATGCACCATGCCGTAGGTCGTGTTGAGTTCATCGGCAACTGTCTGAGCATAGTGCTTGCGCAGCCATACCTCCTGCGCTCGCTCTTGATAGTGAGCCTCAAGAGTCTTGCCGCGCATACTGACGATGTCGCGCATGTTTGCAGCGCCCATCTTCCAGAGTTGTTCTAGTTCTTTCGTGATGCGACCGTCGTCGATGGTTAATTTGGGCGGTGTGGAAAACTCCCACTGATACCAGTCTGGCGATTGCGGCAAGTCGCCGCGCTTCATGGCTTTCGAGATGGCATAACCGCAGAGCCGCTTGGCCGCGTAGAAAAGGAGGTCTTGCCGATCCTCGACCGAGCGTTGCGCCATGGCGATCTCGGTGCGCTGGGCGGTGCCGCCACCGGCTGCGTGGCCTTCATAGAGTGCCATCGGCCAGTTGAGTCCGGCGAACGCGCCTTTGAGCAGGCGGTTGTGGAAATCTAGGAACGGGTTGCCAGGGCGATTGTTGACGAGCGTCTCGATCTTGCCGCCGCTGTTGCTGCGGAAATATCGGACAGTGCCGCCGTCCAGTGACTCGACGGTCATGCCTTTACATGATGCGGTGTCGCCGATCAGTGCGTTGTATGGATCGTCTAGGTCTGGGCCGCCGGTGTCGTTGTATTCAACAAGCGAGATGCTGCTCATTTGCAGCATGGCCAGACGCTCCCACTCGGTGCTCTGGATCATGTCCCGGCAATCGTTGATGCAGTGGGTCAGAGCGGTCAGTCCGCGGGCTTGGTATTGATACTCAGGATCGAACAGGTGAATAACGTTTTGCGCCGGTAGCCATTGATCCAGCTCACCGCGCTTGTCGCAGAACGCGTATTCCTTGGCCTCGCCGCTCGCGAAGTAGGTTATGCCGTCCTGCAACATCCCGCCGCGATACATCTGCCCGTCACTGTATCCACGCGGGGTGGCGATCCGGTGGGATGGGATGCCCTGATACTGTGGGAAGCCGGTGGCTGTCTCAGTCAGGAGGATGAAGATTTCGCCGTCAACGTCGATGCTGGTGGAAAATCCGAACAGGTTGGTCTTGAGGTCGTGCATGCCGCCGCGCCCGTCGCCGATGGGGTAAAAGCTGTCGGTCAGGAACTTTGTGGCCATCTTTCCGAACTCTGCATCGCCGCCGGTGTAAATCGGGACGAACGCCCGACCGACGGTATACATGCCGCGCTGATTGATGGCGTTTTTGATCGGTCCGAAGTTGAGGTAAATCCGGCGGGCATGGCTCTGCAAGGTCACGCGATCCATTGCAGGCACCAGGTCGCTGATGTCCTTCTTCTCGACCGGCTCATAGGGGCGGTAGCGCGTGTCTTGTGCCGCGCGTGCCGCCTTGTAGCTGATCTGTCTGCCGAATTCGTCGATTATTGCCATGGTGTTCTCGTGTTAAAATCGACCGAGCGAGCGGCTGGAGCTAGGCACGAAGCCGTTGCCAAGATATTCCATGGCCATCCGCAGTGCAGTCTGCCGCTCGGTTTCGTTCAGCCCGACCAGCTTCGCCATGGTCACGCCGTTCTTGGTGGCGGACGTGATGCTGTCCATGCCGCCCTTTGTCAGCGCACCGCCCATCGCCGCGTCGAACGCGCTCTTGATCCCGGCGATCCGCTGCGGGTTGCCGTTGGCGTAGTGAAACAAATTTCTCGCGACTTCTCGGACGTTGGCAGCCATCGACTAGGTCAGCATGTCAAACATCGAAGCCGGGTATGATCTTGAGCATCAGGGCAGCCACGATCTGCATCGCCTCAACGTCCCACGCGTGGTTATTGTTCCGCGTGCGCGTCCAGCGATACTCGACCTGCTTGGTCTTGGAGTTGGTCACCTCCTTCTTAACCTCAGAATCAATCTGCTTGAGGAAGTCCGGCGAGATGTCGTCCGGGATGTCCCACGATCCGGCGATGCCGGTGCGGTGCGCATGCAGAATGTCTTTAATCCGGTCGCTCGCCCAGTGCGAGTAGCGGGCTTTCCCGCCGCCGCTGGCGGTCGCGTCCTGAAATCGAGTAAACGGCCTGTGGATTACATCGCCGTTTTGCTTCTTGTAGGCGAATGATTTCTGGCCGCTACCGTGCAGCGCCGTCCAGTTCATGCGAGCGCAGGCCGAGTAGACTTGATCGGTGTCGTAGCCTGCATCGACAAAGACCATCTGCGGCTTGATGCCGTAGCGAAGAGCGAGGTCATGCACGCCGTCGAATGTCTCGATGCGGCCATACCATAGCAACATCGACTCACCGCTCGCCCGCCATGCCCGCACGCCTGCCCAGAAGTGATCCCGCTGCTTGTCAACGGTCAGGAAACGGTGCGCCTCTTCCTCGATTTTCTGGCCGGCGGTGAACTCGCTGACAAGGTAGCCATTGCCGACCAGTGCCGCGCGGTTGTCGGTGAGGTCTTCTTCCCACGTTTCCGCTAACCGCTTCTGGATGAACTGCCGCAGCGGATCCACGTTGCCGACGCGCATTGCGGCTTTGGCCTCCAGCCAGAGCAGGACGATTTCCCAGAGCGGCTTGCGCCAGTTGGCCAGCACGTTGTAATGGAATCCGACATGGCCGGGCATACCGACCGCGGTTGCGACGTATTGCCCGCCCTCGGCCAGTGCTCGCCGCGGCTGTGGCGAGTCCGCGCACGTCCAATCACAATCGGCGTTGTCGCATTTCAGCCGGGCGAGCTGCGCCCGTGCCAGCGGCTCCAGCGTGTCGTCCTCGTAGCCCACGACGTTGCACCATTTCCACGGTTGCACGGTGCCGCAGTCGGGGCAGGAGAAGCTTAACTCGCGCTGGTCGGAATGCCCCCACGCTTTGTCCACGGCATTACCTTTC